AATAGTTGGATTAGCTCCAGCTTGCGGAACGTGAACTGTTTTGTAGTTTACGAATCCATCGTGATTAGTTGCACGAGCGATGATTGCGTTATCCTTAAATAGATTCTCTTGAATATCGGATAACCATTGTTCTTTTTGTAATGCCATGATTTTTAGTTTTTATTTTTTTTGTTATTTTTTTATTTATTTTTTATTGTAAAATTTATTATACATTTCAGTATAGATTGCTGGAGTTTCGTTTTTGATTACTTCTAATCCTTTAACATCTTTTTTCTCCCAATCACGAATAGTCCAATCAGCTCTTGTATCTTTGTTCTCAATGTTTTTAGCATCAAAGATTTTAACAGCATCTTTAACATTGTTAATTTTACTTAACATGTTTTCAACTGCTCCAAAGTTTGCAATTGCTAATTTGATAGTTTCATCTTTTGCAGATTCTTCAATCTTTTTAGCTTTGATTGCGTTCTCAACTAATTCAATAGATTTAGTTTCTAATTCTTTAGCTTCAGCTTCTACCTTTGCTAATTCAGCATCTTCAATTTCTTTTAAACGAGCTTTTAATATTTCGTTTTCAGAAAGTAATTCTGCATTTTTTGTGTCTTTATCTTCAATAGCAGCAACAATTTCAACTTCAGTTGCTTCATTGGATAAATTTAACATGTTTGTTATTTTTTCCATTTTGGGTTTTTTATTTATTAATTTATTATAGATAAAAGCCATTTCACTTAGGCTATTGGTACTCATTTTCATTTTTTTATCAGACTTAACAATAACATCAACTAATCCCATTTCCATGCATTCAGTAGCACTTAAATAGGTTTCTGCATCCATCATTTTGTTAATTGTATCTTCATCTAACTTTGTTCTTTTAGATAAAATAGTAACTAATGTACTTTTAACTAATGCTAAAACAGATTCATCATTACCACCGCTAGGATTGTGCAACATCATAGTGCCATAATCAGCCATATAACATTTTTCGCCAGCCATTGCAATAACACCGCTAATACTAGCAGCTAAACCATCAATGTAAGTATCACATTTAATTTTTGAATTAAGTATTGCAGAAACGATTGAATAACCATCTAATACATTACCGCCTATTGAGTTAATACGAACATTAATTTTTTTACATTTATCTTGTAAGTATTGCATTTCATAAGCAAAAGAACTACCTGAAATACCGTAAACATAATTGCCATTTTCATCAACTGAATCACCTATTTGGTCGTACAACAAAATAGTAGCTTCTTCTTCAACAATGTTTTTAATATACTTAAAGTCCATATTACAAAATTATTTATTAAATTTGTCTAATTAATATTATTGTTACTATAATAAAAAATGGGTAGAAAAAATAATGAAGATGATATTCGCATAAAGATGCTATCATTTGGAGTTCGATTAACTTGTTATGTTAGCGGTGCTAAAAAAAATAGGTTTATGTTAGATCAACTTAAACGTGATTTAGGCGAAGGCGAGCTAATAAAGAATATAATGGATATTCACTACTCAATTATAGATGAATTGCCAGAATATAAAGAAAAAGAATTTAGCGAATTAAAAAAGTATTTAATTGATAAAATTAAAATAAACTAATAACAGATAAAGAGCTTCTACTAACAGTGCCTTTAGTACTTACACTTCTAAAATCTTCAATTGAAAAAACAGTATTAGGAGCTACGTTTGTTGCTAAATAATTGTGAACAAATACTTCTGTATCTCCATTTGGTTTTTGAATTGAATTTGTACTTATACTTACTGTTGCTTTCTTTATATTTGTATTATAGCCAAATGTAAATCCACTATAAGTAGCATCTAAATTAGATGTTAAAGTAATTAGTAAATCTCTAGTTTTACCATCATTTGGAGTTGTAAATGTGAAAATTTCAGCAGCGGTATCAATTGGTGGAGTTCCAGTTGTTTCATTTCTAGCAGTTAATCTTTCCGCATAAAAAGTATATTTAGTAGATGATCCAGCATAAAGGTCTACTAAATTAGCAGAAGTAAAATCACCGCCACTTGCAACATCAGTAGGAACATATTTATAAATAGTATGTACATTAAATACTGATGAATCACTAAATGTTAATGGATCAGCAGTTGCATCTTGACTTGCAGTTAATATAAATCTTGCAACATTTGTAGTACCATTTACAGCAGTTGTTTCATAGTATTTACCACCGTAAAATATTTCACCAGCAGTTACATCTTTACCACTATCACTAACAACACATCCACTAATAACATACGGAGTTCCTAATGAATAACTACCTAAATTAGATATAACTAATGCCTTAATTAATCCAGCAACATCATCTTCTTTACTTTCTTGCAGAAACCTTAAAGATTGAGCTGTAAATGGTTGTAATTTTGATGGATCTACTACGTTGGATGTTATTATTTTTTTCATTTTAGTATGTAATTACATTGTAAGTACTGCCGGCTAAATTATATTTATCGGCAAATTGTCTAATTGTGTTTTCTTTGTTAGTAGTTGTTGTGCCTAAAGTATTAAATAAATCTAAAGGTACGTTAATTGTAAAGTCAAAAGTTCCTGTGATGTATGTAGGCATATTGCCCATATAATCAGTTGAATTAATGCTATTGTTAGGCATTAAACTAGATGTTTCACTTGAACCACCTAATAAAAAAACAGTTTGAGATTGAATAAAATTATTAGTTATAAATATTGGATTTGGTATGCTAACATTTGGAACACTAAACCATTTATTCATAGCGTATTCATATAATATTTTTTGTGAATTATATTTAATTCGTTCTTCTACTCCTATAAAATTGTCTTGTAATTTATTGAATTTAGTTAAATCAACAACACCTGTAAAACTAAATGTTTTAACACAAATATAAATCCCTTTACTATACTTTATAACATCACCTTTAGTAAATACAAAACCAATAGGAAAGAATAAAAAAGTATCATCTAAATCATAATCAAATGTAGAACCATCTTTGTAACCATTAAATACAATGTCCCAAAGTGATTGAACTGGTTTTGTTATAACATAAAGCCACGCTAAAAACTTTGATTGTCTTAATGTAGGAGGTGCTATTTGTGAAGCGACTATTTTATTATCATAACTATAAATGCTCATTATTGTGCAATAAATGTTAATTTATCAGTAAAAGTTTGACCGGCAGTAGTTTCTTCAGTTACATAACCAGCATTAGTTGGATATATTGGTATTAAAGTAGTTTTGCCTTGAACTAAATAAGTTGTACTAGCAAATGCAACGCTGTTAGGTCGTATTGCTACATTGTTTAACACTACATCAGTAACTCCAACTGTTGTTTGAATTGCATCAACTAAAGCACTTAATTTAAAGCTACCATCAAAATCAATATTAGCTAAATAAGTATTTATTGAAGTAATTACATTTGTAGAAATAACAGCAGAATATTGACCATCATAATAAATAGATGCATCTACTAATAATTTATCAGATGCAGTACTAGATATAATGTAGTTAATACCAGCAAAAGCTAAATCATCAACATAAGCATTAGCAGCCACTAATTCAGGAGCTGATAAAGCCACTGGTGGTTCTGATTTAGCTAATTTAATTAATACAGTTCTTGTTGCAGTTGTTTTAACAGCACATCGTGTTACTATTCTTTTTGTCGCATCAATAGTTGTATAGCTAACAGCAAAATTACTATCCACTTGTAAAACTTGCGGAGTTGTCGCATCATATTGAAATAAAAGCATTTTAGATTTAAACCATTGATTAGTTCCAACTGCTGCATTCGTTACAATAGTTTCTAAATCAACTTTAAACAAATCCCATAGCACTTCTAATAAGTACATTTGAGCAGCAACAATATACTTCCATAGTGTATAAATAGCAGAATTTGAAACGCTATTTAAACCACTTAATCCTGTTTGTGCGGCTTGTTCCGCATCCATATCTGCAATAATAGTATCTATTGAACGTGCCATTTATAGTTGATTTGGTAAAACAATTTCACCAGTTACTACTGGCGCTAATGTTGCTGTTACTGTATTTGAATTTTGATTGTCGTTTCCTAAAGTGCTATAATCTTGTATGTAAACTTGTACATTTGGATGGTCAAAGTTTTGTTCTTCGTTACGTCTTAGTAATTTACCGAATGTACTATATTGTTTATTGTGAGTAGCTTGCCAAACATTATTTAATAATGTTAATATAGTTGTATCTTCATCTAAATAAGATTCAAAACAAACATGTAAACGTACAGTCATATCATACTCTTGACTAACTGCAAACTTACCTTTATCTCTATAATTAGATGGTAGGAACTCAATAAATATAGCAGGATATAAGAATGGATTTTCTTCGTTTTCACGCTCCAATTGGTTATTCCATAAAGCAACGTGTTTAATGCCTGTAATAGCTCCTAAATCAGTTTTTAATGAATTATATAAGGTTAGTTTAGACATTACTGCAAATGTAATATTATTTATTGAATATTCTTTTTATTGTTACATCCATTTTAGCAATAATTTTTCTATTTAAAACACCGCTATAACCAATAAATTGTCTTTTAGGCATTTTAAAAGGATATTTACCAAAAGCCCTACCCATTAAACCATCATTGTGTATTCTCGCATAAGGAACGTCAGTATAAATTTTAACTGCTAAAAAGCCAAAACGCTTACTTCTAATTGAACGACTTAAACGACCAGCTCCAGATTTACCAATTAAAATACCTCTATCAATACCCATACTTCTAACTCCACTTTCGCCACGTTTGCCACGTTTATAAGTTTCATAACCTCTTTTTCTTTTTTTCCAAGGCACAAAATTTTCATCAGTAAAGCCGCCATTGCTAAATGAACGTGTAAAATGATTAGCAGCTAATACACCCATTGCATCCACTACTTTTTCAAGTTGTGGTTTAAAAGCCTGTAGGTCCTTTAATATTTTTTTATGTTCTGCAAAAGTAGCCATTAGTTCATTGCTATAAAAAATAATTGACAATATTGTAAACCATCTTTGTTTTTGTTTAATAAAATATGTGTAAAAAAATGTATTGAATTAGTTAGTTGTTCGTTTACGTTACCTTTATTTATTAAGCTGTTAATCATCTAGGCTTCGGCATGTTAAAATTGTTAGCAGCCAAATTCTTATCTTTAGGTTCTACAACAAAATAAGGATGTTTATCACTAAATACTATCTTATCTTTGCCAGCGTTCATCATAAATTCAGGTGGCACTGTTTTAGGTTGCGTAAATCCTTTTAAAGAAGTTTTATCAGTATCATCACTCTGTAAAGTAGTACAACGACAATTCCAGCCATTTGGCGGAAAATAATTGTTCCAAAACTTATCATCAACTGGTCTTTTGATTTTATCTAACATAGCATGTTCAGGTCGCACCCTACCATCGCCAACTGTTACATACTCTAACATAGGTAGTAACTCTTTATTGTTCTCAATATCCATCCACATACTAGCGGAACGACTTTGAGATATGGCTGCATTATATTCAGCTCTTAAATAATTTTCATTATAATTTTTGAATATATCAGTTCCTGTTTTCTTATACTCGATAAATGGCTTAATCCTATCTTTGTCATAAATAGCATCAACCATTTCACGTACTTGATGGTATTGTTTAGCACCACTAAAGACATAAACATTATTGCGTAAATCATTTAACATTGCATAGTCTGGACTATTCCAAGCTACATCACTTAATGTTTTACCAAATCCATTATAAACACCATTGGTTAATTTTTCTGCTACTTTTTGATAGGTAACTAAGTCTAAAGATTGCGGAGTAATTAACCCCGAATAAACACCAACAACAATACGTTCAATTTCTTCGTCTGAAAATATATTTATTGGTGCTGCATTTTGTATGTCGCAGAATGAACACACTATTTGTAAAGATTATCTAATCTATTTTTGATACTTTCAACCGAACTTTGGTCCATTACTTCAATAACTTCACTGCCATATTTTTCATCTAAATATTCAGCACTAAAAGTATATTTACCAGTTTTAATCAATTCAATATCTATTTTAGACTGATCTAATAAAGACAATTGTTCTTCGGTTTCAACTTTGATTTTTGTATTTGGTGGGAATATACCTAATCTTTGCATCATAGGTACTAATTGATAATTTAAAACACCTTCTATAAAAAATTCATCGCCATACGCTACATTCTTTAAAACACGTTCTTGTACTTCAGCACTACCTACAAAAGATTTCTCATCCATTGTTGCAGTTTGCCCTAAAATTAATTTACTTAGTTCACTATTACAACGTGCTATCATCATGTCAAACACCTGGTAAGCATCTGATTTACCACTATCAACTATCTCAATTAAATCATCAGTATCAAACACACCATAACTAGAAGTACCTAAGTTTTTAAGGAAACCTTCCATATTTGCTCTGGTTTCTTCATCTCTTACATTTGTTTTACCAATTCTTAATGGCACTCCAAATACTTCGCCATATTCAGCCCATGCTCCTAAAGCGTTTTTCTTCCAAATAACTAATGGCGCTGCTTTCATTAACAAACCTAAATCACGTTCACGACCAACACCAATACACCAATTTTTATATGGATTTTCTAAATAATCAGCACCTTCTAAATCAGCATAGCTATTAGTTACAATATGAAATTCAGGTTTTACATATTCTCTAGGTATTAATTCAACTGCTTTAAATGTATCTTCAACAAGTGAATCAAATTGTATTAATGAATGACCATAAAATATACTATCTAAAGAATAATCTAAGAAATCACGAAACCATTTTGTTTTAATTACTTTACATAATTCTTCATTTTCTTCATCATTTACCCTTACTTCAAATTCCTTAGATAGTGTTAAATTCTTTCTTTGGTTTATTGCAGCGGTTAAATGCGCATCCAAAACAATATCATTATAACACCTATAAAGTAAATATCTTTGTGGACTATAAACTGATTCAGCAGAAGTTAAAGCTGCTCTCCATTGTGATATGTCTTGTCTTGACCTGTATAATTGTGTTGGAACAGTAATACGTTTACGAATATCACTATTTGCAGGTCTATTAACTGAAACATTTTCAGCTTTATTAAATTGAATATCGTAGCCAAATATCTTCATTAGTATGTATTATTTTGTTTAGCAACCGATGAACCATAACGAATAGACATGCCTTGTTGCGGTAATATTTGAGGTAAATCAGCAGTTACATCTCCACTTGCTACTCTTTTTAAGAATGCAATTGCGCCACCGCTTTGTGTTGGACTATTACCATCGTAACGCTCTTTGCGTAAGTCTGGCACATTGCGTGGATTAATACGAGAATGTAAATGGTATAAAGTAATATCTAATAAATACATTACTATTTGTTGGTTTCTATTGTCACCTTGTTGCCATTTAGTAGTATTATCAGGATAAACAGCAGTAACACTATAAGCAGCTCCAGCAACCCAAAATTGGGTATTTGTAGGTAGTATTCCTAAAGATGAAACTAAACAAGTGTATTGAATATTGTTATAATAAACTATATTACCAACACTATAAGTAGTTGTATTTGAATATTCTGGTTGTGGATAAATAGAATAAAATAATGTTTTATCTAAACATATTTGTGTCCATTCCGTAGCTAAAAAAGCATGAGCAGTACTACCAGCTATTGATTTATAAATATATCCGTTTTGTAAAACATACTCATTAATTAAATAAACAGTTGTAGCACTAAAAGTAGGAGCAGTCCATTCAACTAATTGCTTACCATTATAAACACTAGAAATACTAAAAACTTTAGTATCAGTGAATATTTGACTAGTAATATATCGTTGTGTTAAATAGCCTATCATTTCTGATTGAGCTGATTGTTCCACATCTAATTTAGTTTGTTGATTAGATTCAATTATTTGCGCTAAATTATCACTTTGAATAACTCGTAAATAGTCTAAATCTCTTAATAGTCGTGCCATAATACAAAATTATAATACTAATTAATACTATTGTTACTATTGTTACTATTAATAACAATTTGATTTTCTTTTATTTTATGTACTTCAGCATTTAACATTGC